CCACCAGACGGTAAGAAGTATGTCTGGGTTGTGCTTAGAGACTATGGAGAAGGTGCATATGCAGTACGTAAGGGTGAAGAATTAGTATGTGACAACGAACAGCACCCACTAAACCCTCCATGGGGTAAGTGTGTAGAGGATGCTATCGAGTGTCTCTTTAAACCATATGTTACTGGTACATGGAGACCACCTACTGCTAACTGTGAGACATATTACTTTAGAGGTCAGAACTCTACTACAGGTCAGATTTGTGTTAAGAACTGCTTCCCAAATCGTATGCCTATCTATGAGTACAGAAAAGGTGCTCCAGTAGGTAACATACAGATCATGCCTTTTGGTAGAGGATTCCATAACCGTAGGTTTGTTACTACTAGAGCAGATGGTTCATGGAATGAAAGAAAGGTACGTTGTGAAGGTGGTAACGCAGTCTTTAATAGTACTAGTACACAGACACAAACTTTTACTGCCAATGGATTGACTATCACTGTCAAGGTCACACCTATAGATGATGGTGGTGAGTATGATAGTAGATGGTGGGTTGAGTCATGGTCAGGAACCATGCCTGCTATTGGTACTACATGGGAACACTCATGGAATGCTGGTAAAGGTACAGTATATGTAAAGGTCACTGTTGTTGATGGTGCTGACAGTGGACAAGATCATAGTTATGGTAGAGAGATGGTAGCACCTGCAGGGTATGATCGTGTTCATACTGGACCTGCTTTCCATATCTTACAGTACCCTGAGAGGGGCACAGTGCCTCTGTATAAGTTCTATAGTCCTACGACTGTAGATACTTTCCTTACGACCAATCCAGGTGCTCCAGACACCGAAGGTGCTGGTGAGAGAGCGACTATGAATGCTGCTGGCATGTCACAAGGTGAGATATTAGGGTATGCCTTTAAGAATAAAGAGGATGCCATTGCATACTTGGGTGAAGACGAACAGATAGTGGAATTGCATAGGTATTTTGCTAACTCTGTTACTAACAGTGCATATAATGATCACATGTACTCCATTGTGGAGCAGGGCACTGAGACTCCTCCCAAGTATGGAAAGCGTCAGACATATAGACTACCCACTAACCCTAAGACTTCATACATCGTTTCATATAAGATGATGAAGCCTGCTGCTTCTTATAAGAACTCATGGGGTGTTGTTATACACAATAAAGAGTGTACTGAGATCTACTGGACTAAGACCATCGAGTCTAATGTTAACCAGAACAGTGAGTTCAGACAGTTTGAGGTTCCATTGTCTGTTCTTAAGACACATCCTGGTCAGGAGATGGGATTCTATCTCATACCTGATGGGCATGACTATAGTGTAACTAATAACGATGCACCTCAGTTCTATGCGTCTGGTGATGGATGGAAGAGGACAGGAGGTAGTGCTCAGAGTGATTGGGTGTTCTTCTCTGATCCTCAGATGAATCCAGGTAATAGAAATAAGACCAAGTGGGTAGGTAACAACTGGCAGTGGTGGGAAGACTTACTTGCTGGTGATGATGACTACGATGACTTTAAGGTACACTATGAGGTATTAGCAGGAGGCGGTGCCTATTATTATGAGGGTGTACAGTGCTATGTCTTTGCAGATCCTGCACCAGAGAAGATAATGATTGATATAGTTGAGAAGGATAAGTGTTCTACTAATATATTTGATGGTACTTTTGATGATGTACTGTTGACCAGATCAGATTGTGGTCCACTAGCACCACCTACTACATGGACTGCAGAGAGTTCTATCATGGGATGTGGTACATGTACTGGTGACTATGTAATGGACATGCATAGGGAGCAGACACTGAAGGTACTGAAGGGTGCTAGTCTGCAACTGAAATCATTTGGTTGTCTTATCTCTGCACCTGAGCAAGAGTGTATGACCTTCAGGTTCCTTGTTAAGAAGAATGGTAGTAACGTAGTGGATGAGACCTATGAGTTAGCAACGTTCCCCTTTGTTGGTATGGATATAGGTAACGCTTTTAGTGTTGCTAAGGATGACACTGTAACCTTTAGGTTGGAATCGATTGATTCTGGTCCTTACTTCGGCAATGCATCTGCTAACTTTATATTCCTGGCAAATGGTGCTGAGTTCAGTGGGTCATGGTCTGCTAGGTTGGGTACTATATCTGCTGATGATAAGATTGCTGGTCGTGCTGAGACCTATTCTAGTAACCCTTATGGTGGTGGATCTATTAAGAAGATGTCTGTTGAGGTATGGGATCATGAGAAGTCAGAGTGGAGTCCTGCTGTTACTGTCTGGGATAATGGACAACAGAATACTAATAATGCTAATGGTCAGACAGCAGATTGGTCTAATGTATACTTCAGTGGCAACACTTGGAACTGTTCTGGTTTAGACCCATGTCCTGCACCATACTATGAGAATGGTACGACAGATCGTAATGGTCATGTACTTACTACTCGTATCAATGCTAATGGTCAGACTACTACTGATGGTATCCAGTATGACAAATTATTTGGACACTCACGTGGTCTGATTATGAAGGCTGCTGAACCTAATGTTAGGAACACCAGTGACCTAGGTAACATGACTGATTGGGTACATCATTCTATAGGTGACGGTTATACCTCATGGTTTAATAACAAACAGTTACAGAAGGCAGGTAATGCACAAGATGCTATCAATGACATAGATGCTGTGTATTCAGCAGGTATACAGGCATGGAACGGTGGTGTCAGTGGGTCTGCATACAATGGATCCTATAGTAAGATGGCATTCTTCCATGACTACGTACTAGGTGCTGCATTGGATGGTACATATAGAACCTTGGTACAACCAACAGGTAAGGTACGCATGGCATTCTGGCCCTATGCTGACGAGGGTGATGCAAGTGCAAGAGATAGGTGGGGTTGTGCTATAGAACTATTCGGTTTGGTTGATGCTGGCAATCACTATAGACAAGGAGACCAATTTGAGTTAGTATGGCCACCTAGGCAACCAAAAGACACTGCTTATCAAGCACTGCCTGGTACTACTCCTTACTATCCTAAGGATGATCCCGCTTATTCTTTCCCTGACAGGTTAGAGTTATTGGTACGGGGAGAGAATAATCCAGAGCAGTTCACACCTAGAGAAGCATTCTATCAAGAGTCACATAACAGAGACTCTAACGTCTGGTTACTCTGTCAGCATAAGCTAGATAGAGTTAAGTTTAGAATCACCATTGATGAGATTACAACATGAGTAACGCTGAAGGATTTGGACCGAAGGCAACTAAGGCAGATAGAGATCTTTATAAGTCTGCTAGAGAGTTGTCTGCTATTCATAAGGTGCTTAGGAAGCATCCACAGGACAATGCTGGTCGTCGTAAGATGTTAAAGCAACTGAAGAGGTACTATCGTGGTCCTCTTGCTGAACTAGATCGTATTGATATGAAGGAACCTACCTTCCCCAAAGATGCTGAGTGGATGAAGACAGATGAGGAACTAGAAGAGATAGAGCAAGAACAGAAGGTTCAGATTAATACAGATAAACTTCGTCAATCATTGGGTAAAGATGTTCCAGAAACTAATTAATCCTAAGACTGAGACCTATAAGTTAGTTAAGGAGTTCACATTATCACCAGAGTTTCCATGGTTCTATGTGGAGAATGCTACACCACAGGATGTATCTAACGATGAGTTCCAGACTGTACCATTCTATAGTCATGTACTGATAGCAAGACCTAAGTGGCAGGGTATAGGTGGTAACTATATGTTCCCTGAACCTCAGTCAGAGCATTTAACACAGTTCTATCCTCTATTAGAGGAGATTATAGTTGCGAATGAGATACCAGTCACCACATTGCTCAGATATAATGTGAACTGTACTCATCCACAGGAAGATGATCGGTTATCCACACCACACTTCGATCATCCCTATCCTCACAAGAATATAGTCGTATATCTCCAAGGCGAAGGTGACACAGTTTGTTTCCCAGATGGAGTTGACCCTTCATGGTCAAATGCTGACAGTTTCAGTCCAGAAGAGGATGATGTGCTATTATTACAGGGACTACACTGCATGAGACCACCTGAAACAGGAAGGAGGATTATTCTAGTTGCTACATTCCTTTAAAGTTTTCCCAAGTTCACCCAGTTTCTCAACTGGCACACTTGACAAGATTTTAAAAGTTTGCTACTATAAATAACTCAACGTGAAGGACGCTTTACGTATCTTAACACTCCGAATGTCTCAATTACTCACGCTAGGTGTTGTCAAGGAAGCCTCAAACGGATCTAGTCGAAGATCCTAACATCCGTAGGTTAATCTCTACGAGACACTTAACTACTATTATGTCTATTAAATCAACAATCGCTGCTATTGCAGCAAGCCCATTTCTACTCGCTGGAGCCGCTTTTGCTGGTCCTTATGTGAACGTAGAAAGCAACCTCTCTTATCCAGATGGAGACTACTCTGCAGCAACTACTGACGTTCACGTTGGGTATGAAGGTGGAGAAGGACAACTAGGATATTATGTCCAAGCTGGTCCAGCATTCGTACATAGCGAAACTGATTCTGATACAGAAACAGAATTCTCTGGTAAAGTTGGTCTTAACGTAGCTGCTACTGAATCTCTTGGAGTATACGGCGAAATCGCTGGTATCTCTAATGGCGAAGACAGTGGTGGAGACACCATCATTGACTGGGGTGCTAAAGTTGGTGCTAAGTTCACTTTCTGATCACTTATCAATATAAACTAAATAGGGTGTCTCATGACACCCTTTTTTATTGGAGAACAAACATATGGCAAATCCTGGTGGTACTGTAATCTACACCCGTGGTGGGTGTCCCTATTGCGTTAAGGTAAAAGAGGTGTATAATGCTAAGGGGTGGCCCTTTAGAGAGTACACTTTAGGTAATCAGTTCACACGTGAACAGTTTAAACAGGAGTTTGGTCAACAGGCAACCTTCCCACAGGTACTCATCAACGGTCAACGAATTGGTGGATGTACTGAGACAATCAAATTTTTAAGGGAGACAAAGCAACTCTGATGTCTAATTATGATCCTGATAATGAAGCCCTTTACTCTTTGTTAGATAAGGCGATTGATACTGCAATGATCCAACAGAAGTTTCTCTTTAACATGAGGAAATATTTGGAGGATCATTCTTATACTCGTAAACAGACGAAAGAATTGTTAGAATCTTCAGTTATGGAGGAGGTCGTTACTAATACTGGTGATCTCAATGGGTACCTAGATGGTGACAAGCAATGTAAAGAAGCATATGGTCATATAAAGAAGGTACAGGTGGTTAAGATTCGTAATTATCTTGCCAAGATAACAACGGATGTTCATGAGTACTATGCTCATCGAAAACCAGGCAGACCTAAAGGTTCTAAAAACAAGAAGAAGAAGGCATCTAAATAAAAAAAAGTAAGGGAGTATCCGTATGGAACATTTAGATTTTTTATACATTTCCCTCTTTCTAACACTCGGAAGCTTCCTACTAGGGTTTCTAGTAGCATGGAACATCAGAGCAGTCTATGATTCATGGGTTGCTAGGGCAGATTATGCTGCTATGGTTATGCATCCTGAGATGTATGACGAACATGGCGCATTAATTAATCCTGACGAGTTGATGTACTTGCGTATTGCTGACGATGATGATACAATTGATGATGACGATGAGTAAACTATGAAATTATTGATTTCTGAGGTGCTCCAGAAGGCACACAATGCCAAGACAAAGGCAGAGAAGGTAAAGATTTTACGTGAGAATAAAACAGATGCATTGATGTCTGTCTTTATTATTAACTATGATGAATCTGTTGTCTCTCTACTACCTGAAGGCAATGTACCTTTCCGAGAGAACGAAGCACCCGAAGGTACTGAACATACCAAACTGGAACATGAAGCGAGACTTCTATTCCATTTCTTTAAAGGTGGGTCGAAATTACCTGGTCTTAAAAGAGAGACTATGTTTATCCAGATGCTAGAAGGTTTACATCCTTCTGAATCACAAGTTATTATCCTTGCTAAGGATAAGAAACTTAATACCAAGTATAAAGTAACCAAAGCCTGTGTAACGGAGGCATTCCCAGAGATTACATGGGGCGGCAGGTCATGAACCTCAAGATACTAGTGCAAGAATGCACTGATGAGGACGTGGCAGATAAGAAACTACCAGTCCATTCATATGTGGTATCATATGTGAAGGAGGATAAAGTTTGTCGTGACATTGTACTCGCTGGTAGTAAAGGAACGGTAGAGATTTTTGATCACTACTGGGACCTCTACAAGGAGGGGTTACAAGGTTGGCAACAAACTAATGGTCGTGTACCAGTGAGTAGATGGAACAATCAACGCAAGGTGGATGAGAAACCAAAACCCAAAAGGAAAAAATGACTGAGATGAATGACAATTGGAAGGTGATGAGTGATCTAGAGGTTGCATTTTCTGAGATCACTACATTTAATTTTATGCTGGAACAACTACAGGAGGCAGTAGACAATAGTAGGACTAATGAAATTGTAGACCTTACACTTGCACTTAATGCTTTCATGCCTGTTTATACTGATAATTGGGACAGGAAATTTAGAGACGCATGGGATCAGGTAGTAAAATGAATTCGATATATGATTTTGCAAAAGGTAATAAGACCGATGAGATCGACAAGGAGTCCAAGATCCTTGGAGCACAAGCTGCTACTGCGATCTTGGGTATAATATTTGGACCTTTTGTAGTGTGGGCAGCATGGAATGTAGTGATGCCAGCACTCTTCGGACTACCTACTATTGGGTACGTCTATTCTTTAGCACTTTATGTACTTGTTAAGACCCTGAAATGACAAATAAAGTATGTGTAATCTCCGTCACTCCAGATGCTGAGAGAACTATAGGATACATAGCACGTGTATCTAACCCAAAGAACCAGGACAACGAGAAGGTCTCTGGTCTTTTAAAGTATTGCATTAAGCATGGACACTGGTCTGTCTTTGAGCAAGCACACATGACTGTTGAGATTAATACAACACGTGGACTTGCTGCACAGATACTGAGACACAGGTCATTCACATACCAAGAGTTCAGTCAGAGGTATGCTGATTCATCTTTACTAGGTGATGAGATACCACTACCAGAACTAAGAAGACAGGACACTAAGAACCGTCAGAATAGTATCAATGATCTTGACCCTAAGGTGGTCAACAAGTATGAGATACTCATGGCAGATCACTTCAGACATGGTATGGATCTCTATCAGCAGATGCTTAATGATGGTATCGCTAAGGAGTGTGCTAGGTTTGTACTACCACTAGCGACACCCACTAGGTTATACATGACAGGTAGTGTACGTAGTTGGATTCATTATATAAACTTACGCTCTGCTAATGGTACTCAGAAAGAGCACATGGACATTGCTAATACTATTAAGAGACACTTTGTGTGTCAGTTTCCAGTAGTATCAGAAGCATTAGAGTGGTGTGATAATGAATGTGATTGTAAAGAAGATGATTACTGGGGTGATACACAACCCTGCCTACGTATAGATTGATGGCAGAAGTAGTACCAGCATTTTCTTCACCCATCTATGTGACAGGTGAGGACAAAGACTTTCCATTGATTAACTGGGAGTGTCTAGAGTTCACACCATATAATGTAGAGAGTGTAGGATACCGTACAGTTGATCAGCATGTGTTAGACTCATTCCCTGACTTAGAGGGGTGGGTCTTTCAGCATGTATTGGACTATGTTATTGGTGCAATGGGAGTTGATCCTGATCTACATTGGCCTGAGATAACATGCTCATGGATCAACAAGTATAAGAAGGGACAAGCATCAGTACCTCATCACCATGCTAACAGCATGTACTCAGGTAATATATTCTTGCAAGGAGACACAGGTAACTTAGTGTTTGAGAAACCTAAACATATGGTTGTAGAACCCACGCTCTCCCAACAGAACCTATATAATTCTACTAGCTTTACTTTACCACCAATAAAGTCAGTGCTATGTATGTTTCCGTCTGATCTTATGCATTACACCTTGCCAAATGAATCAGAATCGGATAGAATAACACTCTCCTTTAATGTAATGGTTAGAGGAACACCACGATGGATAGAAGACAATGCCCACGTATGATTTTAGAAACAAAGAGACAGGTGAGATCATCGAGAACGTAGTCATGTCTATGTGTGACCTCGATAAATATAAAGAGGAGCATCCAGAGTTAGAAAGATACTTTGGTAACCAAGCTCCAAAGGTTGCTTATGGATTACCTAAGCAGTCAGATGGATTTAAAGATGTGATGAGTAAGATACAATCTAATCATCCTGCCGCTGACTTATCAAGATTTACCTAAATTATGGCAGTAAAGAAGCGTAAGACAACCTCTCAAAACAACAGCAGAAGTGCTAAAGCAATGAGACGCAAGAAGCCTATAAGCATAGACCAACTTAAACAGATCGAACCGATAGGTGACAATCAGAAGTTGGTTTTTGATTCCTTTAAAGAGGGTAGGAATCTTGTGTTGCATGGTGCTGCTGGTACTGGTAAGACATTCATCAGTCTTTACCTAGCACTGGAGCAGGTACTTGACTTATCGTCACCATATGAGAAAATATATATGGTTCGCTCTCTTGTACCTACGAGAGAGATTGGTTTCCTACCAGGAGATCACGAGGACAAGTCAAACTTATATCAGATACCTTATAAGAACATGGTGAAATACATGTTCGAGATGCCTGATGAACCTTCATTTGAGATGCTTTACGATGGTCTAAGAGTACAGCAGACCATATCTTTTTGGTCTACCTCTTTCATACGTGGTACAACATTTGACAGGTCTATTATAATAGTAGATGAGTTCTCTAACTTAAACTTCCATGAGCTTGACTCTATTGTTACTCGTGTGGGGCAGGACTGTAGGATTATATTCTCAGGGGACTATTCACAATCTGACTTAATCAAAACAGGAGAACGTCAAGGTGTGCTAGACTTCATGAAGATCCTCCAATCTATGCCGTCCTTTGAGACTGTGGAGTTTGGTATCGGAGACATCGTACGTTCTGGGTTAGTACGTGAGTATTTACTCAGCAAAATCAATCTAGGGTTTCATTAATGAAAGTGTTTAATCATGTGGGTCCTGCGAGGAAGTTGGATGAACTTCCCACCCAAAACGTTGAGGGCAGACGATTTTATAAGTCTCCCGAAGGTCATTGGTACCCCTCTGTTACTACTGTGGTTGGTAAACAATCCATAGATGGTATAAAGAAATGGGAAGAGAGAATAGGTTGGGTTAAAGCAGAGAAGATTCGTAGAGAATCCTCTTGGCGTGGTACTCAGTACCATACTATCGTGGAGTATTATCTTAACAATGACATTACGAAAGTTGAGAAGAGCGAGGGTCTTCCCTCGTACCTTTTTGGGTTTAGTCGTGAGATCCTTGATCGTATTGATAATATTCACCTTCTGGAAGCCCCTCTTTATTCTAACGATCTACGGATTGGTGGGCGTGTTGATTGTATTGCTGAGTTTGATGGCGAACTTGCTATAATAGACTTTAAGACAACCAAGGACATCAAGAAGGTGGAATGGTTGGACAAGTATTTTGTACAAGAAGCAGCGTACGCTTACATGTACTACGAACGCACTGGTGTGGAGGTTAAGAAACTTGTGACCTTATCTGTTGCAGAGAATGGTCAGACTCAAGTCGAAGAACGCTACGACAAGGCTCCTTACATAGACACACTGTGTGAGTGGATCAAAGAGTTTCAGATGGAGTTCCTAACTGAATCCATAACTAATGGAGTTATTACAGAATGAAAGAGCTTGAGGAAAATTTTATGTCACAAAGTAAGTTTAGTACTTTGGTAGAACATACCGTACAGAATAGTAATGGTCTCATAAACTACATAGAGGCAGTCGCAGCAGTGTGTGACGAATATAATATTGAGATCGAAGTCGTTAACAAATTGATTTCTAAACCACTGAAGGATAAGATCAAAGCTAACGCACAACTTTTAAATTGTATCAAACGCACAAGTAGGGGGGTTTTACCATTATGAATGAAGATTTCTTCCGTTCTGAAGTGATAGCAAAAGAACTAGATGATCTTCAGACAACTTACAATGAGTTGTTAAAGATGTCTAGTAAATTAAACACACTAGACAAGGTGCAGCAGTTGGATCATATCAACAAGACGTTAGAGTTGGTTGCCAAGCAGAAAGTATTTTATGCTCGTCTTCAGTTGATGAGTACCTATGTCACAAACGAGGAAGATGATCAGTCGTCAGACGTTAAAGAGGTGAAGGAAAGGATCGATATGGTCAGTAACCTATACTCTGGTGGCAACAGCAATCTTTTAGATATATTACAGGCGATGGAGGACAAACTCCTGTGTTGGAAGAAGGATTTAGAGGGGGTTGACAAGACCTAAATAGTATGCCATCATATGATGGTAAACAAGCCAAATACAAAAACACACGGAGAATACAATGTCATTTGCATCCCTTAAGAAGTCCTCTAGGTCTTCCATTGCTAGTTTAACAAAGGAACTAGAGAAACTGAACACTAAGGGCGGCGGTAACGGTCCTGACGAACGACTCTGGAAACCAGAAGTCGATAAGGCAGGCAACGGTTATGCTGTCATTCGTTTCCTTCCTGCTCCAACAGGAGAGGAACTACCTTGGGCACAGGTATGGTCACATGCTTTCCAAGGACCAGGAGGTTGGTACATCGAGAACAGTCTGACTACATTAGGTCAGAATGATCCAGTTGGTGAACTCAACCGTATCCTATGGAACAGTGGTCTGGATACAGACAAGGACGTTGCACGTAAGCAGAAGCGTAAGCTTTCTTACTACAGTAACATCTTGGTCGTTAAAGATCCTCTACACCCAGAGAATGAAGGAAGAGTCTTCCTATACAAGTATGGTAAGAAGATCCATGACAAGTTAGTTGAGGCAATGAAGCCACAGTTTGAGGATGAGCAACCCATCAACCCATTCGATTTTTGGAAGGGTGCTGACTTTAAGTTAAAGATTGTCAGGCAAGATGGATATTGGAACTATGATCGTTCCGAGTTCGCATCACTATCAGTCTTAGGTGACTATGATGATGCTAAACTAGAGGAGATCTATAACCAAGAGTATAGTCTCGCAGCATTTACTAATGCTGAGAACTTTAAACCTTACGAGGCATTAGAGAAGAGATTAAACCTAGTTCTAGGTAAGAACAAGGCACGTGTACAGACACGTGACGAGGAACTGGAAGATCCTGTGCCAGTTGTAGAAGAGAACACTACGGTCACCGCAGGGTTCGGAAACAGTGTAGAATCATTAAAGACAGATGAGGATCCTGATCTGTCATATTTTGCACGATTAGCCGAGGAAGGTTGATGAAGAAATGGTTACTAGCATTACCTTTGGTCATGTTTGCAGCACCTGCTCAAGCAGTAACATGGGAACAACTAGTAGAGTGGGCAGAAACGCCCACTCATTACCATTCTCCACCATATCACCATCACCATGGTCATTCACATTACCAGGAACGTCGTTGGTGTAATCAGATAGTATATAAGGAAGAGTACGTACCAGGCAGACCTGATTACCATGGTAATTGGATGCCAGGACATGTTAACAAGTGGCAAGAGACAAATAGGATCCCATGTAGACGGAGGAGACATTATCACTGATGCTATATCAAACATATAATAATCCTGAAGCAAAGGAAATGAATCCTAAGCTTCATGAAAGTGTGAAGAAATACGTTGTTACTGACCTTGCTAAGGGTGGTGCATCAAGAACAGAATTTAACTTCCATGAGAAGAAAATAGACGACCTAAGTCGTCTTTTTAATTGGATAGAAAATGTGTTACCTCAAGCAGCATTTCATTTCGCTCAGGGTAGTGTTGATGATAAATATGATCCAACTCTATTAGGGTTTGATCCAAAAAGATTTAAGATAGCAGAGTGTTGGGGTATAGAGTTTAACAAAGGAGATACTGTAGAAGCACACAACCATTTCCCATACTCCATGTCATTCTGTTACTATGTTAATGTACCAGACAAGGACACACCACTGGTTCTCTTTAATGAACTAGGAAATAGTAGTGACATGATGGGTGAAGCAGTTCCTGTTGAGGATGGTATGCTATGCTTCTTCCATTCTAAGACATTTCACTTCGTACCTCCGAGTCAGAGCGACGGACGTTGTACTATCGTAGGAAATATATTATATAATTGATATATTATTTCGACTTTTGATTACAGATAAGTCGGAAAAAAAACTCAAGGTATTTTTAACTTCCAGAGGTTGAGCTAGCATCTGTAGTACCAGAGATAACTCCAGATGAGTTAACAGTACCAGTATTTGATGTATCTACAGTTCTGACCTGTTCACCAGATGACAGTGTAGTCACTGTAACGGTTCTATTGACTAATTCTTGATTAGACGCAAAAGCGACTGTAGCAGATTGACCATATACTGTGCTATATCCATTTTTCTCTGTAACGAAGATTTCCTCTACAGCACCCCAAGTCATTTTTACGTCACCAGAATCAACTTCTTCATGTGGCGAATATTGGCATAATCGTCTAAATTCCTCTGCAAAGGTTTCTACGTATGCAGGCTTTAATAACCATATATTTGCCTTATAGTCATTTATCTGTTTTTCATGTTCATAGTTGGTAATAGGCACTGACGCATTTGTCACTGTGACTCCCTGAATCTTATAGGTGAAATTTTCGTTTACTTGTAATCCTGCAGGTACAACGATATCACCTCTATTGGATATTACCTCTTCATCTTGGTGATAGTCATTTGATCTTATTTCGTTAGTTTCGTAATGGTGGATTTCATCGGTATTACCATATTTCTTCGTAATTACGTTATATAACTGATCTTCGGATAATGGCCATTCATCATAAACGTTTATAATATTGTTACATAGCAAAACAATCCAATCATAGTCAGTAGATCCATAAAACCTTTGAGCGACCTGATCTGGTCTTTCGTTATTTTGTATAGTTACTTGCTCAAATCCAAGAATTGCTTTTTGGATAGTATCAATAATTTTTGCTCTTCTAAAGATATTCGTAGCTACAACATATGGTTCGACGTTATTGCGTCGTATACTAGTAACCCTTACTTTGACTTTAGGTAGATATTTAAAATAATTTGACATTATGTGCCTCGTGCTCCAACATTAGGGTTAATTACTTCAGGGAATCTTTTATTCGGTTGATCATCATTAAGTTCACTCCATATAAGGTCGTTGGTGAGGAATGCAGTCTCATCAAATCTTAGGGTCATCTTATAAGAACCAGGACCATAATCCTCTGTCTGTGCTTCACCTTTTTCATTATAGGATCTAAGAGACGTGTTTTGACCATTAGGGGTCAAGTTTAACTGCATATCTGTCAATACCATTTTGACAGGGAATTGCATAATTTTGGTTAGTGTCTGTGGTCTTGATAACCTATCCATTCCCTGTCCACTTTCTAGTTCTGCTGGTGTGTAACGGACAA